ATATATGTGGGGTTACTACCTTACATAAAAGAATTTTGTTTAAGAAATTCAATTGAATATATAATAGAAGAGGGAGTAGAAAATGTCAGGAATGTTGTTCGTGAGAGCGTTGGAGATTTCGCAAAATCCTTACGTCCCACCTCGCAAGGAAAACCAATTGAATTTCGTGATTATCAAATTGATGCAATCCATCATGCTATATCAACAGATAGGGCTCTTCTTGTTTCTCCTACTGCATCGGGTAAGTCATTAATAATTTATACTCTCATTCGTTATTATCATATGATGGGACTAAAAACTTTAATTCTTGTACCAACAACTTCTCTTGTTGAACAAATGTATTCTGACTTTATTGACTATGGTTGGAAAGATGAGTTTATTCATAGGGTATATGCAGGCCGTGACAAAGGTTCTAAGAAACCAATTGTAATCTCTACATGGCAATCAATTTACAAATTACATAGTCAATACTTTGCACAATATGGGTGCATTATAGGTGATGAAGCTCATCTATTTAAAGCAAAATCTTTAACTGATATTATGACTAGAAGTAGAGATATAAAGTATAGATTTGGTCTAACAGGAACACTTGACGGTACACAGACTCATCGTCTAGTACTAGAAGGTTTATTTGGAAAAGTCAAGAAGATTATTACCACAAAAGAATTAATAGATAATAAAACTTTGGCTAAACTAGATATTAATTGTATTGTTTTAAAACATTCAGAAGAAGAATCTAAAAGAATACGAACTTATGCATATGCAGAAGAAATAAATTATATTGTTTCTCATGTAAAAAGAAATGAGTTTATTAAGAATCTGTGTAGTAATATTACAGGAAACACATTATGTTTGTTTCAGCTAGTTGACAAACATGGTGTTTTATTGTATAATGAGATTAAGAAGTTTGACAGAAAAGTATTCTTTGTGTATGGTGGAACTGATACAGAAACAAGAGAAAAGATTCGTGCTATCACAGAAAATGAAAAGGATGCAATTATTATAGCTTCATATGGTACATTTTCTACAGGTATAAATATTCGTAAAATACACAATATTATTTTTGCAAGTCCATCTAAAAGTAGAATACGAGTATTACAAAGTATAGGCAGAGGACTAAGACAAAGTAAAGATAAAGATGGTGTAAAACTTTTTGATATATCTGATGATCTAACTTATAAGACCAGAAGAAATTTTACATTAAGACACTTTTATGAAAGAATAAATATATATAAAGAAGAACAATTTAATTATAAAATAGACAGGATAACAATATGATCCCACAAGTTATAAAGCTTTCTAATGGTGAAAATATAATTTGTACTATTTCTGAAAGCGAAAACTCAGAACAGCTAAAAGTAACTTCTCCTTTAAAAATGGATACTTTTAATAAAGTTACCGACAAAGGAGTAGTTGAATCTTTAGGTTTATCTAGATGGATTCAACCTTATTCTGATGAGCCATTCTTTAAAATAGAAAAAAGTTCTGTTGTTATAATGACACCAGCATCAGCTGGATTATGTAAGTATTATGAATATGTAGTGCATAATATAGAAAATATGGTGCCGTCAAAGAAAAATATTGAAAACTCCCAACCAACACAAGAAGAACTTAATATGATTGAAGAAGAAGAGCATTATGAAGAAATGGAAGAATTTCTAGATATGTTTGAGTCTGATACAATACATTAATGTTATTCTGAAGAAGGTACAAGACCTATTATACACATTATAGATAGCCTTGTCAACCCCTAAAATAAATTTATTTTTACAAATTAACTCTTGACATTAGTGCAAATTTAGTGTACTATAAAGGAAATAAATTAAAAACATATTAGTAGGAGAAATATAATATGAAAGAAGCAATTACAACAATCGGCACTAAACTTACATCAGTAAATGATCAATTTACGGTTAATATGTATGACAATGGATTCATGTTTGAAATTAGTGGAAGAGATGATGAAGATGAATATCAAACTGTAAAGATTTTATGCAATACTGTTGATGAGATTACTGCACTTATTGATGAAGCCGCAGATATGCAGCGTGACATATAAATGACTAACCTGACAGACTATATTAACTTTGTTGATACGGTCAGTAGTGACCCAACAAAAAATACTGCTGATATGATTGATTGTATCGGTATCATGGAAGAACAGGGTATGAATACCTCTAGACTTTTAACAGCGTCTATTGGACTTTCTGGTGAAGTAGGTGAGTTCAATGATATTGTAAAGAAGGTTTTGTTTCAAGGTAAAGAGATTGATGAAGATACAATTCGACATCTGCGCTCTGAATTGGGAGACATATGTTGGTACATGGCACAAGCTTGTATGGCACTAGATACTTCATTTGAAGAAATTATAGACATAAATGTAGCAAAGTTATCTGATCGTTATCCTGGCGGTTTTGATGCATTGCGTTCTGCAAGTAGAAAAGAAGGTGATATATAATGAATGACTTTTTGAAAAGGGTTCTAAAGGATGTGGGCAATGAATATGCTGCATTAGTAAGTGATGGAGTTGAAGCTGGTGATGTAGAAAGTTTCATCGACTCTGGAAGTTACATATTTAATGCTCTATTAAGCGGTAGTATATATGGTGGTCTTCCATCAAATAAGATTACTGCAATAGCAGGTGAAAGTGCAACAGGTAAAACCTTCTTTATCATGGGAATGGTAAAAAACTTCTTAGATGCAAATCCAGATGCTGGTGTACTTTACTTTGAAAGTGAAAGTGCAATTACAAAATCAATGGTAGTTGAAAGAGGTATTGATCCCAATCGTATGGTTATTCTCCCTGTTACAACAGTACAAGAGTTTCGTACACAATCACTCAAGGTTTTAGATTCATATATGCAACAAAAAGAATCTGATCGTAAACCTATGATGTTGTGTCTTGATTCGTTAGGTATGTTATCTACTACTAAAGAAGTAGAAGATACTGCTGATGGTAAAGAAACAAGAGATATGACACGGGCTCAAGTTCTCAAAGCTGCATTTAGAGTGTTAACTTTGAAGCTGGGTAAAGCAAAAGTTCCAATGATTGTCACAAATCACACATATGATTCGATGGGTTCTATGTTCCCAACAAAAGAAATGGGTGGTGGTTCTGGATTGAAATATGCAGCCTCATCTATTATCTTCCTATCTAAGAAAAAAGATAAGGATGGTACAGAGGTTGTTGGTAATATTGTACATTGTAAGAACCATAAATCACGATTGACTATTGAGAACAAGATGGTAGATGTGCGTCTGTCATATGAAAAAGGTCTTGATAAGTATTATGGTTTAATTGATCTTGCAATTAAATATAATATCTTTAAACAAGTATCTACTCGTATTGAACTACCAGATGGCAAAACTCAATTTGGCAAAACAATTATGAATGATCCAGAGACTTACTTTACAGAAGAAGTAATGAAACAACTAGATGATGCTGCTAATAAGGAATATAGATATGGCCCGAAAACCTAAGAAAAAAGGTGTTCATTATGTAGATAATAAAAAGTTCTTAGAAGCCATGAAAGATTGGAGAGAAGAGTGTCGTGAAGCTGAAGAGATGGGTGAAGAAAAACCTAGAGTTTCAAACTACATAGGCGAATGTTTTCTTAAAATTGCAAATGGACTTTCTTTTAGACCGAACTTTATTAACTATACATATAAACAAGAAATGATCTCAGATGGTATTGAAAATTGTCTTCAGTATCTTCATAATTTTAATCCAGACAAATCAAATAATCCTTTTGCATATTTTACTCAAATCATATATTATGCTTTTATTCGTAGGATTCAAAAGGAAAAGAAACAAACTCATGTAAAACATAGAATGATTGAAAAACAAGAGTTTATACCTTGGGTTACAAATCCACATGATGATAGACATTATCAAGTTAGTGGGTTTGATATAAATGTAATGGTGCCTGATGAGGCAGTATATAAGCCTAAGAAAAAAGAAACCAAAAACAAAATTAGTGGACTCGAAGAGTTTATGGGGATAGATGATTGAAGATTGCGATAATTAATGATACTCATTTTGGTGCAAGAAATGATAATGTAAATTTTAATGAGTATTTCTACCAGTTTTATGAAAAACAATTTTTCCCATACTTAAAAGAAAATAATATCACTCATTGTATTCATTTGGGTGATATTATGGACAGACGTAAGTTTGTTTCATATCGTACAGCAAAAGATGTTCGTGAACGATTTGTCAAGCAGTTTATAGAACTAGGTATAGAGCTTCATGTTTTAATCGGTAATCACGATACTTATTATAAAAATACAAATGATGTAAATTCTGTGGCTGAACTTTTTGGTGATAGGTATGAACAGATACACATTTATCCAGAAGCCGAAACTGTAATGTTTGATGATACTCCTATAATGTTTGTACCTTGGATTAATAATGAAAATCACACTAGCACTCTAGGAAAGATTGAAAATACAGATGCTCAAATTTGTATGGGACATTTAGAGGTTGCTGGTTTTGCAATGACAAAAGGAATGGTGAATGAACATGGAATTAATAAGAGCATTTTTGGAAAGTTTGATATTGTTTTCTCTGGTCATTTTCACCACAAGTCCGATGACGGTCACATATTTTATCTGGGAGCTCCGTATGAATTTTACTGGTCTGACTGTGATGATAGAAAAGGATTTCATGTTTTTGACACAAAAACAAGAGAACTTGAAAGGATAGTCAATCCACTTACTATTCACAGTAAAGTTTACTACGATGACACACAAAATGATTATACAAAATATGACGTAAGTAAACATAAAAGTAATTATGTTAAAGTTATTGTTGTAAATAAGAAAGATTTGTACCAATTTGACCAGTTTATTGATAGAATACTCAAGGCAGACTGTCACGAAGTTAAAATCATAGAAGATTTTTCTGATTTAGATGCAAATACTGTGTCTGATGATATAGTAGAAAATACACAAGATACAATGACATTACTTGGTAAGTATATTGAGGAGCTAGATACTACTTTGGATAAGGGAAGACTTATTAATTTACAACGACAATTATATACTGAGGCACAAGATTTAGAACTATGATTAATTTTAAATATGTAAGGTGGAAAAACTTTCTTTCCACAGGCAATAACTTTACCGAAATACAATTAGACAATAGTCCGACTACACTTATTATTGGTGAGAATGGTGCTGGTAAATCCACAGTTCTTGATGCATTGTGTTTTGGATTATTTGGTAAACCATTTCGTAATATCAGTAAGAGTCAATTGATAAACTCTATTAACAACTCAGCTGCAACTGTTGAAGTTGAATTTGAGATTGGAACAGTATACTACAAGGTAATACGTTCTATTAAACCAAATAAGTTTGAAATTTATCAAAATGGTAATATGTTAAACTTAGAAGCAAATGCTCGTGATTATCAAAAGATATTAGAACAACAGATTCTTAAACTAAACTATCGTTCTTTCACACAAGTTGTTATTCTTGGTAGTTCAACATTTGTACCTTTCATGCAACTTAAAGCAAGACATCGTAGAGAAGTTGTGGAAGAGATTTTAGATATTCAAATATTCTCTACTATGAATATGATATTAAAACAAAAAATTAAAACTATTGTAGAAAATATTAGGGATATTGAGTATAAGTATGATTTAACTTCTGAAAAGATAAGCTTTCAAGAGAACCATATATTAGACTTAAAAGAAAATAAAGAAAAAATTATTCAACAAAAACAAGAACTTATCAACAATAACGAAGAAGAAGTCTCTAAGAGAACTAATGAACGAAATATATTAGAACATAATTATCTAACAGCTATTACTTCTATTGATGATAAACTATCAGTAGAAACCAAAAGTACAAAACTAAAAGATATACAATCTACTCTTGTGGAAAAACACAAGACCCACACTCATATGATAAAATTCTTTGAGGACAATACAGACTGCCCTACTTGTGAACAACACATTGATGAGCAGTTTAAATCTTCCATGATTTTACATAAAGAAAAAGATGCGTCTAATCTTCAAGATGGTATGAAACAATTAAAGAATGAACTAGATAAGGTAAGTAATAGAAGAAAAGAAATCAAAACAATTACCGATACGATTAGAAAATGTCAAGTTGATATTGCCAAAATTGATTCGTCAATTTTAGAACTGGAAAAGTTTAATGCACAATTAAAAACAGAAATAAAACAATTTAAAACTGATGGTGCTGTAACTTCTGATACTGACAAGCTAGAAGAACTTAAAGCTGAAGTTTTACTTTATGAACAACAGAAAAACAAACTAAGAGAAGATAAAGTTTATTCAGAAGCTGCAAGAACTATGTTACAGGATACTGGTATCAAAACCAAGATTATTAAACAGTATCTACCAATAATGAATAAACTGATTAATAAGTATCTTACATCTAT